AGTTTGAACCAGTTGAGAAACTAATCAAAGATGCGGTGCAGATTAGTTTACAAAAAGACATGGGTACTGATTACTTTGCTGATCCTAAAGGTCGTATCAATAAGTATTTTAATTCAGGTGGGCAAGTATCTACTGGTTGGCCACAGATGGATAGGATACTATATGGTGGGATGAGTCGCGGAGAATTAAATATTTTTGCAGGTGGTAGTGGTTCAGGTAAATCATTAGTGATGATGAACATTGCATTAAGTTGGATACAAGCTGGTATGAGTGGGGTATATATCACATTAGAATTGAGTGAAGAATTAACAAGTTTGCGTACAGATGCAATGTTGACCATGATGGGTACAAAGGCGATTCGCAAAGATATTGATACAACCGAACTACGTGTTAAGATGGCAGGGAAGAAATCTGGTAAGTATCGTGTTAAGAATTTTCCTGCTCAAAGTAATGTCAATGACATTCGTGCTTATTTGAAAGAGGTGCAGATTCAAACTACAATTAAGATTGACTTTGTAATGGTTGATTATCTTGATTTGGTTATGCCAGTATCAGTCAAAGTCAATCCAAATGATCAGTTTATTAAAGACAAGTATGTAGCTGAGGAATTGCGTAATTTAAGTAAAGAACTTAATGTATTATTAGTTACAGCAAGTCAGTTGAATCGTAGTGCAGTTGATGAGATTGAGTTTGATCATAGTCATATTGCAGGTGGTATCAGTAAGATTAACACAGCAGATAACGTGTTTGGTATTTTCACAAGTCGCAGTATGCGTGAACGCGGCAAGTATCAAATTCAATGCATGAAAAGTCGTAGTTCAACGGGGGTAGGTATGAAGATTGACTTAGAATATGATGTTGAAACTATGCGTATTAGTGATACAGGTGGCGAAGGGGAATCAAGTTACACACCTAAACCAAGTCCAAATGACATTATGAGTACATTGAAACCTCAATCTACTGTAACCGACTATACTGTTGATCAAACTACAGGTGAGATAACCATGGAGCCATTGACTAGAACAGTTCATGCTGATGCACAGGGAGCAAAGTTAAAATCTCTATTAAACTCACTAAAGAAATAATTATTCGGTAATCGCATAAATACAAGTAAGATAATTATATGCAAAAACAAACCCGATCCCTCTTGCAGGAATTAGAAGAACTAGGCAATAACCGTGACACCAGTCACATTATTGAGAGTAGAGCCCATAATATCATAATCAGTGCTATTAATCTACTTGAATTAATTAATAAGCATTATCCAGAAGAACAAGCACAGATATTAGAGCGAAAGCTGTTAAGTGCGATTAAAAGCAAAGATCAGCAGAGATTTGCTAAATCATTAAGGAAAAAGCCGTGAAATTGAATGAATTAAAACAACCAAAAAACGAGGCAATAGACTGGTCGCCGTTGATTGGGCATTATGGTCAAAGTTTTATGGGAGATACTCCTGCAGGACAAGATAGAGAAGGTAAAATGGCTAAAAATATCTTTGTTCGCAATTTCATGCAAAAAGCTATTTCTGGCCTAGCTAGCGCAATTAATAGCGGGTTAGTAGATCCTAATGTAACGGGCGCAGCGCCAACTACTCAGCAACCGCAAGCACCTGCCCCGGCAGCTCCAGTGACCGGTGTCGGGAACAAACCAAACACCATGGCTAATGCTCCTGTTAGTAAAACAAATACTGCAAAGCCTGGTAATCCAAATGCAACACCGGCAGCAGTGACACAGACACCTGCCCAAGTACGTCAACAAAAACAAGCCGCAGCTACACAAGTAGCTAGAGCAGGTATGACTCCTAGACCAAAACCAGCAGTTTGGAAATCGGGTAGAAATCCAAACGCTCCTGCTGTGACCAGAGAAAATAAAGCATTTGAAAAATTAAATAATATTTTTGAAGGTATTTTGAATGTCAACGAAGCTGCCGGGCAATCAATAAGTCAATATATTCAAGGTTTGTTTTTGCAATATTTACACGGGGTAAAGGTACCCATGAATGACCCCGCAACTGTAAGTAAATTTAAAACTTTAGCTGACGAGGTTCAAGCTACATATGCCAAAGATAATGGCAAGAATGCACTTACAAAATTGGCAGATTTAGGTTGGGCGCTTTCGCATAGTCCGGAAGCTACTCAACAAGCTGCTGCAGGACAGCAAACTACTCCGGCAGCAGTTCAACAACCGAATCCAGCAGCAGTTCAACAACCGAATCCAGCAGCAGACCGGCAGTCTATGGTTGGTGTGAGACAGATTAATAAAATTATACCTACATTACGTAAGCGTGATTTACTAAGTGTTAAGAAAACTGTTGATAATACATTAGCAGGGCGGGGAGGCACCGCAGTAGCACCTACAGCAGTAGCACCTACAGCAGTAGCACCTACAGCAGCAGCAACACCTCCTGCTACAGACAACATTGTAAAGATGCCAAAAGGTAAAGTCAGAGCAGCACGAGAAGGTGGCGTTACCCCCGAAGAACAAGCAAAGTTTGATCAAAGAGTTCAAGCAGCTATGGCCAGTCAAAAATAACAACCCAAAACCTACTTTTTTGTAACAAATGATAAATAAATGTATGAGGCAGTAGGCTTCAAAACATTTAAGGAATTTCAAAATGGCAAGTTTTACAAAAGTTAACGGTGACTTACTACCGGTAATCAACTTTGATTCACCAGCATACACAAACAGTGGTGCAAACGCAGTTAGCACAGCTAACACAGTTCAACCTCAAGGTCCTAAGCTAGACTTCTTTACAGTTACAGCATCTGGTTCAAGCGCATTGACAGGCACTCAAGTTTCTTTAGCTATCCAAGCTACACAGCAATTAGCTACAGTTTATATCTATGAGTTCACAACTGCAGGCCCTGATACATTGGCAATGGCTGTGTATCCAACAGCAGCATGGACTACAGCAACATTGCAAACAGCTATTCGTGCAGGCTTAACGGCTGGCGGTGCTGCAAATTCAGTAGTTGTTTCAGCTTCAGCAACATTCACAGGTTAATCAATATCTGTCTAAAAGAACCCTAGATTTTCTAGGGTTTTTTTACCTCTGTTAAATACTAGTATGAGTTACACAATCACCTGTTATACCTTATTTGATATTACACAGACCAATGTACTCAACCGTCACCGTCCGGTAGAGGATCAAGATGTAAAAGAATGGATGTATAAACGCAATACTCAATGCAATTTTGATACAATACAGCAAGCAATATCATTACGTAGCCAGCCTGAAGTAGTTCGTTTACCCAAAAGAATAGATATAAAATTTAACGAGTTTACAGAGTTTGGTTTCTTGTTTGAGCAATTAGAAAAAGAAACTTATCCATGCTGGTCCTTTGATTTTACAGTACAACACCCAAGCGTGTTTTATGACGGGGTAAATGAATTAGGATCATTATATCGTGATTGCGATCAAGTTCCTATGATAAAATGTCATACTGAATGGCAACAACTTCCCTCATTCTTAGACACAAGTGATGAGCTAAGAAACATATATTTTAAAGTATTAAAAAATGATTAGTGATAAACTATTACACAAATTAGAAAAAACAGTATCCAAACAGGATATGACTAGATTAAGCGAAATATCTATTATGCAAGGACAGGATGGTTCTTATTTTCTGTTTAACAAATATACAATTAGAAAAAACAACGATTGTTATATAGTGATAAAAGATTATGTTGCTGAAACTAAATCCTTCAATATATTAAAGAATGCGGTAGCTTGGTGTACATTTGATCAACAAAACTTCATATATGAATCCAATCGTATATTTACACTAGATAACAACTTGGCTAGTGTAGATAGCGAAATTCAAATACATCAAAATCTAGCAAAAAAGGCTAAAAATTTAGAAGAAAAATTAATTTATCTAGCCAAAATGGGAGAAGAAAAGATGGAACGAAAGCAAATTACTGAAGAATTAGCCGGATACGTAACAAGTTCTAAGATTTGGCAAAATAAACGGTTGAACAAATCCATACAATAAAGAAAGAAAAGATAAATATATTATATATTTCTCTGGAATACAAATATGAAACTAACCGAACTAAACAACAATCGCCGCTCATACTCTACTAGAGTATTAAAAGAACAATATGAAATGCCGTTCAATGTAGATAAGATGTCCATGTCATCTACACGAACCATGCTTACAAAAGTTCGTGGCTTGATGAATGAATCAAAACAAACTTCTGACTACCACAATAGTCAATCATCAAGTTCATATATGAAACTTGTGTTCATGGAACAAGCACTTAGTGACCACTATAACGAATTACGTTTACAACCTCAAGCAAGAATCATGGTTGAAAACGAAGAAGTTGAGAAGTCACAAGTTGTTTTAGCAGCACAGGATATGGTAGACCAAGTACAAAAAATGCTTGAAGATGTAGGTCAAATGCAAGTTAAAGAATTGCCTGCATTAGTATCAAGCATTGAAAGCGAAATTGGTGTTAACGAAAGTCAAACATACAATGATTCAGTTTCTAGTCAATTAGATGCGTTGTCTGCTTCATTGAAAGAATCATCAACTGCGTTGAAGAATGCATTGAATGGTCTTACTGGTCAGGCGGTAGATGCAGCATTTGATGCTGGTGCTGACTTGGGTGCAGATGTTGGTATGGACGCTGGTATGGATGCTGGTATGGATGCTGATATGGGTGACACAGAATCTGAAATTCCTCTCCCAACTGAAGAGCCAGATATGCCCCCATCAGGTGGCGTGGGTAGAGCAAAGAGATAATATGTTTCTATTTGAACTTGATGGCACCGATCCGTTAAGTACTAAACTGATTGTTCTTGTTAATCAGCTTAAATCTGATGTTGAAAGAGGTTTAGTTGATACTAGTAGTTATACAACGGAAGAGTTTTTAACGTATTTGCAAGATAAAGGTGATATTGTTTTAGATGTCACTGACTTGTATGATATGATCAAGAACCCGCCGTTAAACACTGTTATTAAAAATATTCAAGGGGATAAAGTTATCTTCAAGGGATATGATGATACACAAATATCACCTGATCAAACACAAAGTCAACAAGTTGTCCAACAAATGGCACAAAGTGCTATGCCAACAAAATGATAACTATTACTGATAAAGCAACAACCAAAGTAAAACAAACTCTTGCAAAAAGAGGCAGGGGATTAGGAATCAGAATAGGGGTCAAAACGACAGGCTGTTCTGGTTTAGCCTATGTACTAGAATATGTTGATACCCCACTCAATGAAGATTTAAAAATTGATTGTGACGGATGCGATTTATATGTTGATCCAAAAAGTTGTGTTTACCTGCAAGGGATGACAATAGATTATGTCCGCAATGGACTTAATGAGGGGTTTGAATTTCTTAATCCAAACGTGCGTGATAAATGCGGATGCGGAGAAAGTTTTAGGGTATAACCAAACAGTTTGACATTTGGACTATAATTGACTATAATTGACTATAATCATGTATAATCCAAACAAATATAAATACGAACCAATTAAACGCATAGATACCCCTGAAGGTCGTAGATATGCAACATCGGACGGTGAAAAGCTACCAAGTGTTACTACAATACTAGACGCAACAAAATCAGAAGAAAGTAAACAAGCACTACAAAATTGGCGTAGATCAGTTGGAGTTCAAAAAGCACAAGAAATTACTACTGAGGCTGCAAGTCGTGGAACCCGAATGCACAAGTTTTTAGAAGATTATGTCAAGACAGGTATAATCACTGAATCTGGATCAAATCCCTATAGTATTCAAAGTCATACTATGGCTAAAAATATTATTACACAAGGGTTAGTCAATTGTACTGAATATTGGGGCACAGAAGTTCCTTTATACTATCCAAAAATCTATGCAGGTACTACTGACTTATGTGGGGTGCATAATGGTTCAGATGCAATTATGGACCACAAGCAATCTAACAAACTTAAAAAGCGTGAGTGGATTGATGACTACTTTGTTCAATTGACCGCTTATGCAAATGCTCACAATGAAGTTCATGGTACTAAAATACGCAAAGGTGTTATCTTTATGTGTACTAAAGATAATATTTACCAAGAATTCATCATTGAAGGTAGTGAATTTGACAAGTACTCTGATATGTGGTTCAAACGAGTAGAGCAATACTACATGAAGTTCATATAGCAGTTAAGATAATAATTATGATAAATAAGTGTAAACGTGAAGAATTACACTTATGGCCATAGTACAAATCAGCAAAATACAGCAACGAGCAGGAAATCTAGTTGATCTACCGCAATTAGACAACGCCGAATTCGGCTGGGCAACCGACACAAATCGGCTTTTTATCGGTAGAACCGGAAATAATTATTCGGATGAAAATATTGAAGTTCTAACTTCATATTCAAATATAAGTTTCAGCCAGATTGAAGGAAGTGATGGCGGTAATTTAAATATCACTACCCCATTAAATGGACAAATATTTACCTATGTATCAAGTACTGATACGTGGGAAAACTATTCAGGTAATGCTAGTCAATTTGGCGGCACTAAACTTCAATTAGGAAGTGTATCAAATATTTCAATGACGGGTGGCGCCATTGGATATGTACTAGAAACAGACGGATTGGGTAATTTAGAGTGGGCTCCTAAGAATGCATTATATACTATTATAAACGGATTGACTAACAATGTAACTGGTAACATTGTTACCATGACAGTTGCAAATACTACTCCATATACTAATGGACAATCAATCACAATATCTGGTGCAAATATTTCTAATAGTAATGCAAGTTCAAATATTAATGGTCGCACATTTTA